CACGCAGCCAGCAGACGGCGTTCCAATGAGGTAATTGGAAGTCGTTACATTGGCGGTCTGGTTCCCAATAGACACAATGTCTCTATTTGATGCACCTTGCAGCACATACACCTGACCGCCGCCGCTGATTTCAAAGTCACCACCCAGACAGGTCAGCCCGGCGACGTTGGTGAGATCAAAGAAGTTGCCGTTTCCCTGAATAATCGGCTGCAAAAAAGTTAGCGCAATAGCATTGGTTGCGACAACTGATGTCAGACTGCATCCGGTAAAGGTAAGCGTCGTTGTTTTCTGCGGAATGGTTGCGCCAATCAGAACCTTGCCGCCGATGAGGTTGTCGTAGGTGCTGACGTAGGCGCCGCCGTAGGATCCCGTTGGACCAGGAACTCCGGTATAGGTGGAATAAACGCGAAGGGTGTAGCTGGAAGCCGCTTCGCCAGCAATATCGACAGCCACGTTCTTAATCGACACATACCAGCCGCCGTCGTGGTTGATGCCGACGACGTTGGCGACATTGTTTAAATCGAGCGTCAAGTTCCAGTAGTTGCAGCTAAGAGTCTGGTTATTGAAGATGAGAGCAGTGCAACCCGTGTGAGCCTTAAGAATTGACTTTGCCGTGCCCTCAACCGCTGAATTATTGGCCTGAATGTGAAAAAGATAGCCAGTAAGATAAGCGTGAATTGTGGTGGCGCCAATTTGCCACTTGACAGGCTTAGAGCAAACAATGGACGACGTAATTTTGTATCCAGTTGCATCAGGGACAACGATCACGCCACCGGTTGAAGGCAGAGCCGCATGAGCCGCAACAAACGCTGCTGTATCGTCAGCCACCCCATTACCGACAGCACCAAAGTCTTTGACGCTAACAACGTCGCGCAGCTTGTCTTGAATCGTGCGCGTAACCGCGCTAGTGCCTGCGGGTAAAAAGCCCAACTGAGCCACGGACGCTTTTTTGGTGGCGCCGCCCTGCACGACAGGCAGCACATCCGTAGACGCGACCGGCGAAGTAACTGCGGGCAGTTGAGAGATCTTGACGTCGGCCATTAGTATGATCCGGCGTAGATGTTATACCGGCCCCGCCGCGCCACGATGCTGTAGGGCATCGACATGACGTCGTCGGGGAAGTTGACCCGCTTGAGGTTACGCTTGCTGGTCATAGCGATCCGCTGCACGGTCGGCGGCGGCTCGATGCCAAACTCGTTAGCGATCTCGCAGGCGAGGCTGTACTTGAAGCAGCGCAGGTATCCTGGCGGGAACCCCAGCGTCGTCGCTGCGTTGACAGGCTGGGTCAGCGGCTCCACGGACACGAAATGCCACTCCAACGGCCTTGTGGCCACCGGGTAGATGGTCATCTCGATGTCGGGGTTCGTGAAGTTCGGCCATATGACCTGCGGGTAGGTTGCCGTAACCGTTTTGAGCGCGATGCCGTTGTACTGCTGCTGGTTGATGATCTTGATGCCGTAGCTCAGACCATTCGCCGGATCGCGGAAGTAGGTGGCGTCGTCGAGCGCCACCGGGCGAGCGCCTACGAAGTCGCCCGTCGGGCCGAGTGTGCGCGTCGCCGCGCCTTGCGGCCAAGTGAAGATCTGGTCTCGCGTGGCATAGACCGCTAGCCGCTCAAGGTTCCAGCTATCGATCATCTGCTGCATCGCCGCGAGAGCGTCTTGTGTCGTCGCAGCGGAGGGCACCTCGCCTTCGGCTAGTTGCCCAATCAGGCGCAGCGCCGCGTTAATCTGGTCCCCGGCGGTTGTGCTCATTGGTCACCCTCGGTCGGCCACGCCGCGCCACGACAAGCTCGTTGGGCGCAACTTCTTCGCCGGGAGTATACCGCTCCCAGCCGTTTTTCTCATCTGCTTCCGCCTCGGCTTCGGCAATGGCGATCTTGTTGCCGTGCTGCGGATGCTTCAGGTAGATGGTTGCCAAAGATCGCCTCCTGGCTGCTGACGAAGGTAGATGTGGAAGTTGCCCGAGTAGGACTTGTCCGGGTTGTGGTGGTCAAGTTGCAGATCCGGCACCAGCCAGATGTCGCCGCCAATCGCTTCCCAGCGGCGGCAGAAAGCGTAGTCCTCACCCCACCAGACGCCTTCGTGCGCCCCGTGATTGAACAAGTCCACACTCTGCCGGTACTTCTCGCCGTAACACAGTTCCGGGTAGGCAGTCATGAAACGATCCACGGCCTTGTCGGTAACCTTCAGAAAACCCGCTGGCACCAGTTTCGCCTTGATGGCGCCGTCCTCGCGCACGATGGGGTAACCGTCGTGCGTGCTGTGGATGGTGCTCATGTAGGACACGTCATCGGACTTGAACCGATACGTTCCGGCCACGACGTCGCCCTCGGTCTGCACCAGCGTCAGCAGATCCTGCGGGTTCCACGACAGATCGTGGTCAATGAAGACGATGGTGTCGGCCTTAGCGTCAAGCGCCTTGCGCAGCATCGTCGCCCGCGCGGCGCTGATGTACGGGTTGCCGACCTCGTTGACCATCTGGTGCTCAATGCCCGCAGCGTCTAGCAGAGGCACGGACGCCTCGATGCTATCGAGGCACTGCTGATAGGGACGGCGGATGGTAGGAACGCAAAGGACGAGTTTCACTTAGCCGCAATTGCCATAAGGTTGTAGTTTTCCATGCGCTGAACAAGAACGCTTGAAAATCCTGCTCGCTCCAGCGCCGTGCGCAGCGTGTTGGACGTAAAGCCTGTGTGGTGCGCCATGTGCGGCTGGATAGGCAGCAAACTGCGCAGCCCGTAGATCATATCCAAGCCGGTTATGGGGCCGCACGGGGCGTTAAGAAGAACATCTTCGGTCGGGCGAACGTCTTCTAAGTCCGGCACAAAAATGACCGCAAACCCTTTGTCACTTAAGACACGATGAAATTCGCTGAGCGCCGTCTCTACATCATGCGGGTAGAGATGCTCCAGTGAATGGCTACTGTAGACCGCGTCAAACGGGCCGACGTCGCCCATATCCGTCATGCTGGCCACAATATCCGGCGCATGTCGGGTATCAATATCCAAACGCACTTCGTTAAAGTGCCCTTGCGCCCACTCGGGGATGGGTTCGCCCCCACAACCGACGTGCAGAAGCGAACCCATAGGCGTTACGCCGTGCCTTTCCACAAACCAAGAGCCGTCAGCGTTGCAGCAACTTCAGCCGCAAACACCGACAGATTTGTGGACACTGAGATGTACGACGCTACCGACACCACAGACGCGGCCTGAACGGCGGCAGCCCGCTGCGCAGCAGGGGCCTTGCCGTAGAAGCCAATCGTCCCGCCACTAACGCCGACTTTCAGGCCCTCAGCGGTATTGCCATCACCGACTTGGTACCCATCACCAACCATTGGAAGTCCCATGTTTCAAATCTCCTATTAGGCCGAGCCTTTCCACAGGCCCAGCGCAGTGAGGGTAGCCGCCACTTCAGCCGCAAATTCAGCAACTTTGGAGGCCGCGCTCATCACAGATGATGCGGACACAACGGACGCCGCTTGGATCGACGCAGCACGCTGCACGACAGGCGTCTGGCCATAAAACCCGACTTTGCCGCCAAGGGCAGGAGCCTTGCCGATGGTGGCATCGTCAAGATCCTGATCCTCGTAGGCTACGCCGATAGGCTTAGTGTAGGACATGGTTTACCCCCAAACGCGGACGGCCATTTCGGGACGAATCACCTTGTAGCCGTACAGAACGTCAATACGGCACGGCAGGCGGTCGTTGTTGATGTCGTACTGACGCACGATCCGCATGGAGATGCCGTTGTGGACCTGACGCGAGGCCATATCGACGCCTTGCGGCATGATAAGGTCGGCGGTGGCGAAGGTGATGGCGTCGCGGTGATAGGCCATGTTCTGCGGATACTGCGACGCAGCCGAGCCAAGCATCGTGATGTCAGCATCGTTAGCCGGGAAGGCGTTAACGGTGGCCAGCGGGTGCGCAGCGGTGTACAGCGCAGGGGCGAACTTCAGCGTGCCGGTCGTGGTCGCGGTCAGATCTTCCGTCACCACAAACTGCTGGAGCGAGCCAGTGGACTCACGAGTCTGCGGGTTGACCGCAAAAACGCTTTGCATGGTGAACACATCGCCAACTTTCCACGTCTTCGCGGAACCCGTGAAGGTAATGGTTAGCTGCGAGGTTCCCTGCGTGGTCGTGGTGCCGTCAACTTCAATGGCCGTACCCCAGTCGCCCGTGGTATGGACCTTCATCGACTGCGACATGGCCAGCTCCTCGAAGCCAAGGATGCCTTCGCCCATCAGACCCGACTTGAACTGACGGGAGATGGTGCTGACCGGGTTGAACAGGCCCTTCATGCCTTCCACCAGACCGGCGTTCGCAGCCGGGTTGACGGTCAGGTAGCGCGGGCTGGCGACCGCAGCCGACTCGTTCATCTTCTGCTGGGCCTGAAGCAGTACCAGCGAGGTCGCAGGCGTGGTGCCCGGGGTGCCGACCGAGTGGAAGATGTTTCGATAGGCGTTGGCGACGTCAGCGTCGATGCTGGACGCAAGCTGAGAGATCCTCGGCTTGAGCACTCGGTCGGCGAAGTCGTCAAGGGACATCGTAAGCTCAGCGGTCGTGAAGTTCACGCCGATGTGCTTCTGGCTGTCCACGGTCAGGGTGACCTGCTGCTGGCTGACGTCCTGCACTTGCAGGGCCGCGCCATCAGTCACCAGAGAGCGGTCCGGCAGGCGGATACGCAGGCTGGAACCGATCTTGGCGCCTTCGATGGCGAAGCTGTCATCGTAAGCGCGGTTGACGTTCCGCGTAATAACCAAATTGTTTTCCAGGCCATATGTTCGCCAAGGTTCGCTACGCCTTGACCGCCCTTTTGGGGCTGCTGCATGTCGCCATGCAGAGCAGACTATCTCTTCACCCTTTTGCAAGGGGCTGTGCGCTTCGGGCCGCTTGGCCCTACTCCCTTTCGGGATAGTCGTTACACCTTCTGTTGATGAGGGCATACGCCGCCGTTTTTGTGTTTACCGACCTGACAATTCATGCACAGAACTTGGTACCCCGAAGGAAACCCGCTCTTGCGTAACCAACGATAAAAGCCGTAGCCCGAGCCAGAGTATTTACCCGACTTGCGCTCTTCGGCCCCATCGTTGTTGATGTGGTCGATGGACAAAAACAAGCGTTCGGTTTCACCACAGCACGCGCATCTGTATCCACCGTAAGCAGTGAACACTTCGTCGCGGCACTGAGCTTGCGCTCGTTTTGTCTTTGCGGATTCCGCAGCCCGTATGGCTGCTTCTTCCTCTGGACTAGCGTTTGCAAGTTTGCGGTTGCGCCATTCGCGAGCATGGCCCCGGGACTTTTCCAGGTTTGCTGCTCGCCAATCACGCATCCGCTGGTTGAACCGTTCGCGGTTTCGCTCACGATACCGAGCAGCAGCTTCGCGGTTTTTTGCTTTGCGTCGCTCATTGGCATCGTCAGCACCCTTATCATCAGCTTGGCTCGGTGTTTTCATGTAATCATTCTACATGAGGTCCACCGAATTCACACAGTTATTTTTCTTGGGGTTACCCCCAAGGGAGACCGGTTAGTTAATCTCCAACGCTTTCCTGGTAATCATGTCGATTGTGAGAAGCGAATTACTCATTTGCCTTTCCTTTCAAGGAGTTAGCGTGCGCGTTGCTTAGCTTCCCACGCCTTGATCTGGCGCAGGCGCTCCTGTTCGATCCACTGGCTCGTCGTCAGCGTCTTCAGCGAACGAGGGTCCGTGGTGTCGTAAGCCGGAGCGCCGCTTGCCCGTGCGCTGACAGGCGCAATCGGCGGGGGCGCGTTCGTTGTCTTCTTGACCGGGGGATTGTCAGCCAGTTTGGCTTCAATCTTGCCGATCTCCCGAGCCTGCAACAGCGGCGAGAGTTTGGAGATGCGCTCAGCTTCTTTCGGATTGGAGCCGAGGTGATACGCAATCTCGGGGCCAATGTCAGAAGACTGAATCGTTTCAGCCATCACGTTAGAGATCGGCAGACGGGTGTTGTAGACGACCTGTTCAAAGTCGTCGTACCGCTCCCGCGCCTTTTCTTCCCGTTCGTGATAGGCATCCAGCAGGGCCAAACGCTGCC